ATAATCCAGCCATTCGATGCCGTTAGCGCATTGCGTTCGGTTGTGGTTAATGTCGGTGCTTGTAGCACTTGCCCTATCTCTACTACATCAAACTGTGCAACCGTGCCAAACGTAGTTGCTTGCTTAACCTGCCCTGCAATGTTTGGCGATTGCCGGGGTATCTGCATTAAGCCAACTCTACACCCTGGTCGTGCTGCATGGTTTCTTCTGCAGCAATATCAAACCGCACATTGCTGTCCATCTTCGTGCCATTCTTGTGGTGGTCGATCCACTCTTTGTATCGCTCCGTCTTAACTGGCCGCCCGTTGCCGTCTTTTATAGCCAAAGCAGGGTCATTCGTATCATCGCCGCCCTGCCCCTTATACATAGGCAACCAACCGGGGGGCAAGGGGGTAAACCCTTTAGGGTGTGCTACCTCGACACCACCAAACACACGCAACGCTGGTTCACTCGTGTAGTCCCTGCTGTAATCGCCTAATGCCGGCCCTGTGCCAGCCTGTAAACCAAACATCGAGCGCGTGCGTTCATTGCCGGCCAATAGATCTGCCAACCCTTCTACTACCGCAGGGTTTTCTTGCGCCTCTGCCAGTATTTGCTCAACGATGCTTTTAGGCTTTTTGATCTTAGCTTTTGCCGGCTTTTCTTGTGCTACGTCAACCAGCGGCTCTAAATCGTTCGCCTCTTCGACCTTTTCCACTGCACTTGGGTTAGGTTCGCCTTTAGCTGCACCCATAGGTTGACCCATGTGATCGTATGCTGCATCTACTGTACTGCTCTTACGTTTAGCCATGTTTTGCTTTCGTTATGTGTGAGCCGGTAAGGAATTGCTCCCCTACCGGCCCGTTTTCACTGCTTAGTTACTTACGTTGTTGACAAAGGGGTGCGAGATGCTTGAAAGCGTCTTGCCGCCCGAATCATCAGCAACAGCGTATGCACCATAAATGACATCGCCAGCTACAACCGCATCGTCAACCGATCCAGCCGTTGAGGTCAGATACAGCTGCGCGCCATCGGCCACATCACCGCTGGTGATTTCAACCGTGCCGTCAACGCAATACCAACCATACTGGCTTGCAACGTTAGCCGACATCGCTACACCACACTTGCCCACACCATTGGCAGACGCGCGCGTAGTGGTAAATCCATTCGTATCAATCAACACCAAATCGCCGGCAGCGGTGCTTGCTACGCCTACAGCGTAAACAAATTCGCTCGTTCCATATCCGGGATTGTCAATGTCGCGCGCCTGTACACGCGTCCCTAACGGTGCTTCCTGATAGGTTGACGTTTCATCAATGTCCTGATTGAACGTCGCCCCTCCTACCATCTTCCAAGTAGCCATTATATAGTCACCTTTCCTTTCTTAAATGCCGGTGATATTCGTGGCAACGCCCAAGCGACGGCGGTTGTTCGTAATCTGCTGCACGCCGGCAACCATATAGGCCAACTGACCCAACTGCCCACTGCTCTGCAACGATACAAACGGCGTTTTCTTGAAGTTCGCCTGGCGCATCACACGCAGCTGGTGCGAACGCTTGTCCACGAAGTAAGCGTGATTAGCGGCAATGTCGTTGTCAGCTACGATTGCAGCACCCATGTAGGCCGGAAACTCTTGACCGTTCAAGCCATTAAGCTGCGTGCCGTTCAACTCAACGTATCCCTGCGAGGTTAGTGCAACGCGATACGCGCCGGCAATCGAGTAGGTCGTAAAGATTGCGTCCGTCTTGCCGCCCTGCTTGCGAATCGAATCCATCACGGCATTAAAACGCGTAATACCGTCAAAGATGTTGGTAGTCGTCTGCGACAAGAACGTGGTAGCAGTGGTATCTTTCTGGTTCTGCCAGAACGTGCTGGTAGAAGAATCAATACCGCCGATCGTACCCGTGCCGGCATCTGCAATCAAGTCCTGCAAACCGAGCATCGACTTGCCAGACTGCGCGCCACACGCGTCTTCATTGATGGTTTTGAGCAAGCTGTTCATAGCGTTGTCACCCAACGCACTCAGCAACTCAAATACCTCTTCTGCACCGCTGTTTTCCCAGTTTTCCGTATCGCTCAACACGATGGGAACAGCGTAGTAACGCCGCTTATAAAACGCACTCTCAAACGGATCGCGCGGAGACTTGGAAAGCGGATCATACTTATCGAACGCTTCAGCCGTGCCAGCACTCGATTCAAGAATGACCTGAATTTCCTTCCCACCGCCATCCACCATCAAAGAGCCGCCACCGCGCTTTCTTAGTGCGTCGATGACATTATACGGCTCAAAAATATTGTCGATCTGCGCCGGCTCAATCGTGCGACGAGTCGACGACCAGCGACTATCCCATACTTCACTTGTGGTCTGTGCCATTGTTTTACCTCGTTATATGCCTATTCATACGTCTGGCGTATTTCGTCTAAGGCGGTAGACTTTGATATAACACCACTCGATTGCGTGTTACGCGCGCCCGTTGACTGTCCACGCGTTGCCGCACCAGACTTGGCATTACGCCGTTGTGTGCGCTGCGTTTCTCGCGCTTCCCTCGCTTCTTCCGCAGTGCGCCCTGTCCACTGACCAACTAACTCGGCCAATGTCCAGTTTTCGCCTGTTTTCGGATTCACCTCGTTCAACGCGTCCCGGTTTCGCTCAATAAACCGCAATGTCGAAGCATCTTTACCGATGTCTTGCCCAAACACCTCTACCACTTCAGCTATCTGCTTTTGCATTCGCTGCTGCATCTGTGCTTGGTTTTGGCCCTGCAGCTGTTCGACCACCTGACGCAACTGGCCTACTTGGTCTAACCCATTTTTCTGTAGTGCCTGTTGTATCTCTTGGCCGATCAAGTTTTGCACATAGTCGATGCCAGCTGCCTGTTCCATTAATGAACGCTGCTGCTCTGCATCTGTTGCTTGCATGGCTGCACGCCGTAGTGATTCAGCATCTTGCATGGTCTGCTGCTGCACCGTTTGCGGTTGCGCTTGTTGCTCTTGTAGCTGTTTAAGCTTGGCCGTTTCCTGTGCAACATACTGATCGTGCTGCTGCTTCAACTGTGTGAAATATCTGTCTGCCTCCCGACGATCACGCTCCAACGGAGATAGGTCGTCATTTGTTGAATTGCGCGATGATGCGCTTTCTTCTACTTCGACTTCTTCAGCATTAGTCTGCCCTGCACTCTGTTCTTCGGGGTCGCTTCGGGGTTGATCCAGATCCAGCATCCCCAGGCCCATTTCATTAATGGGTTCTACAGATCCTTCACCGGTTCCCTCAGTCGTCTGCCCTTCCGAAACGGCTGGGTCTATTGCCACTTCCGTCATACTCACCTCTACATGAAAAAACGCGCCAACTATGCCGGTGCAGGGATTAGTGCCGTAACCCCCACTGACCCGGCACGGCCAGCGCGTTATGTTTTGTGTGACCGTGTGGTCACATTGTAAATACTACTTAGTCGTTGTTGTCCGTAAACAACCCTGGACTGTCTACGCTTCTGTTTAGATCGCCTGTTGCGCCCTTATCTACCTTGTCCCAATCAATCTGTTCCATGATCTCTTCAACACTGTCGGCTGCCAACGTCTGTGCGCCGGCGCGCCTTTCCATCTGCGCTTTCTGTGCATCAAATGTCTCAGCCTCGATTTGACTGCGCGTCTTTTGATCGCCCTCTTCTAACCCTAACGCCTTCAACTTAGTGCGCTTGTCTGTGGCGTTTTCGTAATACATACCCGTCTGTGGGTCAGGCATTGCTTGGTTATGGCCCTGCGTAGACATCAGCCTATTAAACGCGCCCATAGAGCCGAAGTTAATGGTCGATTTCTCTCCGCACTCTGGACATTCGCGCTTCTTCATAGGCTGGCCTGTGTAATACACATCCATCTCTGCATGGCCTAATCCGCATATGTAGTTATGTGTTGGCATATATCTATTCTTCGTTAGCTGTGTATGCGGCTGCACCTGCGCCTAACCCAATCGGCAGCGATGAGGCTAATATGTTGATGCTTTTTGCATCTGCCGTGCGCGCTCTTCCGCATCATCTCCAACGATTGGCGATCTATACATATTCGACTTGATGCGAAAATCTTTGTTTTCACCTACGTTTTCGACAAAACCAAATTGTTTATAAAAGTCTTTAAGCCTACCTGATGATGTTGTGCCTAATTGCTGGTCTGCCTGATTCGTTGTTAGAATTAATCGTTTGCCATTTTTATCAGCATAATCAATCAACTCTTTCATTACATTGGTGCCAACGCCCTTATTGCGGCTGCCTTCATCAACGACAATTCGATCTAATTCTATGTCATCGCCTACATTATAGAGACTAAACTCATCTACGTCTGGATATTTCGTTGTTATGCTTTCTTCAAAACCTTTAAGTGTTTGGACATTGGCCTTGTTTACTGGTTTCAACGCATCCAAATCAATTATTTCTGCGTTTTTCAGATTGTCTATGATCTGTGGAAAACTTCGGGACAACTCCTTCACTACATCGCCATATTCTGACCTACTGATATGTGTAAATGGCCCTTGTTCGTCTACTATTGTGCCTTGCCACTTACCTTTTTCTTTTGCCGACTTTGTTAAAAGTAACTGAGCCGGCCCACTCCCATCAGATCCCATATTAAATTTGACGCGTGCAGGTGCTGGCGTTGTTTCGTTTACAAACTTTGCTAATTCATTTTGTCTTGTTCTATACTGTGTTGCTTCAGCTAACAATTCATCTTTTAATGGGCCATCTTCCATTTCAGCAAGAACTGAATCATAAAAATCATTAGCCGGTTTCGACGCATCAAGTATATCTTGCGCCGCTTTCGACATCTTCGGCATCTTGCTCATCATTGCTGCTGCGCCTATGCCGCCCATTAGCTTGCCGGCTTTCCCTACCACTGGCACAGCATCTTCTACACCTACAAATGCGCCTAACCCCTTATCCAACACATCTTGCTCTAATCCCTGACCCAATGCGCTTGCCACTGCGCCAGGCTGCTGCGTTACCGCAGAAACGATGTCGGGTAATGTGCGCCTTGCTTGCCGGCCTAACTGCTCTGCCTTGTCCAGCTGACCAATCGACCCGACCACATCAACGCCTGTCTGTATGCCTTCGCCTATAGACTTAGCTACGCCACCCGGCGTTTTCAGTATGATCGCTTCCAACAATCGCTGTAAACGCTCTTGCTCGTCTGTAAGCGGTTGCATCCCACGATTGTCAGATGCAAATGCCGGCGTTATGTCACCGCTAAATCGGTTCATTAGCTACGCGCCTGTGCCTCTATCACATCCGATGTGCGCTGCGCGTTTGATCGCACCTGCGCCATTAGATCCGTTTCGCCTGTACTAGCTGCAGCGGCTCGACCTGCACTAACTGGCCCAGTTTCGCCCTGCTGTGATTGCTGTGCGGCCTGTTGATGCTGCTGCATATGCTGCTGCATCTGCTGATCGAGTACCTGTAACTGCTGTATGGCTTGTGGATTGGCTGGCTGCCCAACCATATCGCGCGCCTGTGCTTGCATTTGCAGCTGCACATAGACCTGATGCTGCTGGTATTGCGCGTGAACGCCCATGTGCGCTTCGTGGTCTTGCTCCGGCAGCACTTCAATGGGTTCACCCTGCATCACCCGGTCATTCTCGTATTGTGCAGCGCGTTCTGCTTCCACATTGCTCTGGTCTTGTATAACCGTGTCCACATCTTGTATGCCGTTAGCAACAGCGGCCAGCTTATCTATTTCCATCTGGTCATAGTTAGGACGCTGCGCCGCATAGGAGACAAACGCCATCGTTCGATCACGCTCTAACTGTGCATAGAGCGGTTGCGTGCTGCCCGTCTTGGTTTCGATTCGATAGTTATACAAGAAATCGCTGGTGCGTAGTGCGCGTATCACTCGATCATCCCCATCTGGTGCTACGTTTTCAGCAAAGTTTTCTGGTGTGTATCTTGGATCGCCCATAATCTGGAACGCATTTCGCACGATACCCTCGTAAAACCCATTTACAGCCGCCTCCATCCACTGCCCGTTGATCTGTGCAGCTGCAGCCACTACTGCCGCCTCTGTTGCACTGTCCGTTGAGCCGGCAGCCGGCGGTTGCAGTGCAGCTATCTCGCGTTCCATGCCCATAACCATGCTGAAATAGTTATACACATCCGGCGGCACGCTTCCCCAGGCTATTTCACGAAAACTGTTTAGGTCTTCTAACCCGATCACCTCACCGTCACGGCCTGTGCGTAAGGTTTCGCCTAATTCGGGATTCTGCTCCAATTCTGCGTTGGATACTGCGGCCATACGCGATGTACGTTTGAGCATATCCGAAATGCGCGATGTCTGTTCAATGATCGCGTTTTGTAGATCCTCCAGATACTTGAGGTGACCTTTGGGGTAAAACGTTTCAGCACTCAGATCAAACTTGATGCACACGAACGGAAACCCCTGCTCAACCAACCACCCGGCTTGGTCTACACCGTTGTCCAGGTCTAACACAGGTTCAGTTGGTTCGCCGGTATCTGGATCAATATCAAAGACGGGTTGGTTAAAGGTGTCTACTACTTGTGGGAACACCATCTTGCGATACGGGTGCGGTATGTCTTTGATCGGCTTGTCTACGCCGGCAGCAAACGTTACTTCGCGCCGCTCGACCCTCATGTGCCACCGCTCCAACTGCACAAACTCGCCATTAGAAATTGCGTCTGTAATGGCCTGTTGCTCTGCGCTATCGTATCGCGCGCCCATCAGATCGCCATACCCCAACTTGTCTTCCTTCGACATAGCCGTAGGCTTGATGGACTTTTTGTTTTGTATCGTGGGATCGTCTAACAAGAACTTGAGCGGTACCCAAAACTTTTCCCGTATGTATCGCTTATCGCCCAACCTGTGTGG